GGGGCGCAGCCCCGAGCGAGGTTATTATCTCCTTTGTTTTGTTTTTGGGTCAGGGGTAAACAGGGGGTGGGGGTCGGGCTTTATTAATGAATTTGAAAATTCGACTAAAGGTATTATATTTGTAAAAAAGTGATATGGGCACAGCGATAGACATAATCAAGAGCAAGGAAGCACGGGAATTACGCAGGGAAGAGCTAGAAACTCGTGGAGAATTAAAGAAGTACGAAGTAGACACGAAAGTACGGGAAGAGTTCAGTACGACATTTGGGAAGACGGTAGCTTTTTTGGACATGATAGGGGTACGGGAGAAGTTGGAGGAGATATTAGGAGATATAGAGGTATCGGACAGTCCAGCAACGATAAGCAAGTTAAAGGGGAAGTTAGATGTAATCATGAAGTACGTAAATGTGTTTAAGGCAGCGAGTGACAGCATCAACCGGACGGAGAAGACGATAATCAAGGAGCGAGAAGTATCGGAAGAAGGAGAAAATAGTGTAGGGATAGGGAATATAGAAGTAATAGAGAAGATAGAGTATGATACTATTGCCGGAGCGGTTAAACGATAAGCAGATAGAGTTATACAATTTGTTGAATGAGGACAAATATGTAGAATATTTGTTTTACGGTTCGAGCAGGGCTGGTAAGACATTTTTGATATTTGCATGGTTTGTGACGCAGTGTATAAGATACGGGGCGAACTGTCTGATAATACGGAATACGTTCACATCTTTAAACAATGGTATGTTGATGCAGACGGTACCGGCGGTATTGAATTCTATTTCGAGGCGTTGGGGGTACAGTGATTACAAGAAGGTGATGATAGGCGGGGAGAGGTTTGCGAGATATGTAAACAAGGATGACAGTTTGGTGTTCTACAATGGTTCGTACATTAAGTTTGGGAGTTTGCGAGGGAGTTCGGACAGTGAGTCGAAATATGATTCGATATTAAGTACGGAGTGGGGGCATATATTTTTGGATGAGATAAGCGAGATAAGCTGGCAGCCGGTGAGTAAGTTATTGACTCGGTTGGCGCAGAAGTTGCCGGTAAAGAACAAGATGTTGTATGCTTTGAATCCATGCAGTAAGAATCATTGGAGTTATAAGAGGTTTTTTTTGCAGGAGGACTATGATACTGGATTGAAGTTAGACCCAGCCATACAGGCGATGTTATACAAGAAGCATTTCAGTGTAGATGACAACAAGGAGAACGTATCGGCAAGTTATATGCTTACTATGAAGAGTTTGTCGAAGATAGACAAGCGGAGGTTTTTGGACGGGGAGTATTACGATGAGATGGAAGGAGAGATATTCCACCATATACCTTGGGGAACGATGCCGGAAGAAGACGCGTTTGTGAAGTACATTATATACGTAGACCCTTCAGCCAAGGAGAGCACGAAGAACGATTACAAGGCATGTGTATTGTTGGGGTTGACGAAAGACAAGATATGGTTGGTGGACGTTTATGCTGTACAGGGGAGCACTTATGAGATGTTGGAAGGCATATATACCTTATACGTAAAATGTCCGATAACTCCACGTTTATACATTGAAAAAAAGCAAGTTCCGTTGGATTTCAACAAAACATTGCTTAACTTTCAGGCGCAAAAGGGGTGGATATGTCCGATAGAGTGGGACACGCGTAATCACGGCAACAAGTTTTATAACATTGAGTCCACTTTAGACCCGTTGTTCAAGAATGGGGGGATAATGTTCAACGACAAGATGAAGAACACTCCTATGGGAGAGATTACGGTGCAGCAGTTTTTGGAGTTTTCGAGGAAAGAGAGTCCGTTAAAGAAAGACGACATACCGGATGCAGTAGCCAAAGGAGTTTCGTTAATGGGGAGGAATCTGAAGATAGTTAATCCAGCCCAGAAGAAGACGAAAATGTTTATAGCGATAGGAGGTAAATTAAAGTCCTTATAATATGATAGAGATAAAAGATTTATACCAGTGGATTCAGCCCAATACATGTGAAGAGATAATAGGCATGAATCCGACGGCATTGGAAGACGCCTATGTTTCCGCTATAGGCTATTTGGCTGGGGAGATAGGGAATATATACGATTTGGAGGAAATGTTGCCGGTAATGAAGGATGTCCATCCTGATTTGTTCTTTATGGTAAGGGTATTGACAGCTTCTGCATTCATGGGTTCAACTTTTGCTTGGAGCACGGTATTTACGAACCAGTACAATAGCGTAATGTCCACTATACACAGGATGAAGTCTGGGACTTCCCGCATGACAGGGGCTGTAAACAAGCCGGAGCCGAACGCGATAGGGAGAATAGTAACGAATATAAACGATTATATAGGATAATATGACAATCTGGAAAACCCCTGATATAAATCCTTATTACATACCTAAGTCAGTAGGTACTGGTAGGGTGAAGTCGAGATATTTAATCAACTATTATGAGACTCCGTATACAGCCAAATATTGGCGTGATGCGATAGACAGGGCTATAAATTACAGTGATTTGTACTACTATGGCGTTTTGCAGTCGTGGGCTATACAGTCGAGTCCTTTTTTGGTGTCCTTATTGGACAAAAGATATGTGCCCGCTCAGAAAAACTTCTATGCTTTCGCGAAATACGGGGATATGAGCCGGATAGACGACAAATTTTCCCAATATTTTACGCAGACCAACATTTTCAAGCAGCTAATCTGCCGTGCTCCTTTGAACGCAAAGATTAGGGGAGTGGCAGGCAAGCAGATAGACATAGAAAAGGATATTGTTACTGATTTCCCGATGAGGAATATAGACATGTTCAACAGGGCTATACGTTATATGACCTTTGACATAGAGAGCGTAGCCAAGTTCGATGATTACGACAACATGTTCTATTTCGAGGCTTCCCCAGAAGAAGATTACAAGTTGGGGCTTATGCAGGAAATTACAAGGGCAATAATCGAAATAATCAATTCTTACCGGAATTGGGGGATACTTACAGGGAGATATTCATATCCACGCTATACGATAGGATATCAGGCGCAGAATGAAGAAGCCCAACAGATAGCCGTCGAATATGCCGGTCTCATTAATGACCCCACTGCAACTCCGGTAGTTCCCTTTGAAGTGAACGAATTGTCTACTAACAAGGAAAGGAAATACCAAGTGGAGATAAATTCCGTCAATACGGAAGCCCCAAGCGAAGCGTTCAGGGCGCATAAGGAATTGGTAGACAAATGGGAAAGCGAGCTTATGCAGCTGATAACCGGAAGTACGTTAATCGGGAATACCGAAAAGAACACGAATTCCGAGCAGTTGGCGGAAATTCACATGCAATTGTATAAAAATATCCTTGATGAGGACAATAAGGACATTTTGAGGGTTACAAATACCCAGACAATGCCGAAATTGGCGAGATTGGTCAAAAACAAGGATTTGACGGATTATCAGGTAGTGATTATTCCCGACAAGAGCATCTCAGTCAAGCATTTTATCCAGATTACGGATACTTTGAGCAAGCAAGGGTTGCGGATTTCCGAACAATTCCTGCAGAAAGTGGGGTTGGATGAAGGGGATATCGACAAAAAAGTCACCAATAAGTCATGGATTACCAACACAGTAGACAAGATAAAGAGCATTTTTACCCCTAAAAGCAAGAAAGATGGCGGATACGATGCAGGATATGATAAACAAGCTCAGGAGTCTTAGGAATTGTGTAAGGGATGAGATGCCTAAGGCGATATCGGAAAGCATGTTGAAAGAAACGAAGCAGAATTTCCAGAAAGAGGCATATACTAACGACGGAGGGGCACAGAAATGGAAAGAGCGTATGTATGACGTGCACAATACGCCTATCGGTGTAAAGTTGCCTTATCCCAAACTAAGGAGGACAGGGAGGTTATACAATTCTATCAAGAAAATAACCAATGTCCCGTACACGGCAGGGTTAAAAACCAGCGTTCCGTACGCACAATTGCAGAATGAAGGAGGGAAGGCTCAAAAAAGGTGGGTTCAGCCTGCATATAAAATAAACAGGAGACCTCCCAAAATTCCAGCCCGTCAATTTATGGGAGTAGGAGCAAGGACTTATAGGCTTGCACATAGGGCGATTTTGGCGGTTTGGAATAAAAATTTCAATAAATAGTTGATTGATAACGAAAAACTTAATATTTTAGCGAAAAATAGGGTATATGATAGGGTTATTGACTAAGAAATTGATAGATTTTTTCAGGCAAACAGATATTGTCATAGAGCATCATATCCCCGTATTGACGTCTAATGTATCAGACGGAAGGACAGTAGTAAACACGACATTGCCGGCTATTGTGGTAACCGTAGATTCAGCCCCTAACAATATGGTTTATATTGGCGGTCTGATAAGGGACAACATCAATATAGACATTGTAGTAATGGACAGGCTGGTAAATTATACCCTATCAGGAGAGACGGATATATACCAATGGAGGCGGAACCTCGCGTATAAGCTTAGGACAGAACTTTTCACGGAGAGGGCGTCCGAATTTTTCAAGGATATACTTCAAGGGAACAATTTCCTGCCTATGTATAGGGGAATGAATAACTTTATCAAAATAGGCTATAAAGAAGATACGGAAGAAGATATAGAATGCTGGCGTATGAAATTCGAGTGTGTCATGGTGGACAATTCTACCATAGACATAACATATATAAAAGCCAAATCAGGCTCTGTGCAGCTTATAGACAAGCAGATAAACCCCGTCACCCCTATACATCCCCATTATGGGATAGAAGAGATGATGTGGAAGTACGGATATGGGCAGTATATACCTGATTTGTTAGATATGATTGTCAAGAGCGGGCAGATAACAGACCAGTATAAGGAGAAAGGTAATAATCAAATACCTCCCTCCTTATCAGACAAAGTATTATTTTTTCCAGAGAATTTCCCTGAAAAGACAACTTATTACTACTTATATGGGTTATTAAGTATGAAATACGTCCCGTATAATAGGAATATGATAAATTTTAATAATAATGTATGTGTAAGGGAAATAAATGTAGATACATCTTCATGGGGAACCCTTAATAAGGGCTTCAGGAATTGTTATTTTCTGACTAAAATAAATGAAGGGAATATAGTAGATTGTTCAGGTATATCTGTAAATGGGAATATTTCAAATACTTTTTATGGATGTTCATCTTTAGAAGAAGTAAGCCTTATAAACATTCCTGAAAGGGCTATAGATTGTAGTAGTTTATTTTCTTTAGCTCCTAATATTATTACTGATAAAATAAAGAAAATTACATTTTCCCCTAAAATAAAGGTTACTCGGATAACATTAGGATTTAATGGGAGATATTCATTGCAAACAATTGTCGGGGAATTAGATTTTTCAGAATGTGAACCAAACCAACAACAGAATCCATTTAATGGATGTACTTCTCTTATAGAAGTCCGATTTACACCTGAAAGCATAAAACAAAATTTGTCTTTTACACAATCATCTCAATTAAGTGATGAATCCATACAAAGCATACTTGACGGATTGGCTAATATTTCGGAAACACATGTATTACACCTAAATTCAGAAGTATATGCAAAATTGACGGAAGAGCAAAAACAGTCGGTAACAGATAAAGGTTGGACAATAATTAGTTAATTATGACAGAGTTAAAAGCAAGAAAAGGTTATGTATATACCGACAAAAACAAAACATTTTTTGCCGATACAATTGTATTGGGGAAATATGACAAGAAAGAAAATTATCGGCAAATGAAGATAGAAGGGAATGAAGAACTAATAAAAAATTATAAAAATGGTAAGACAGGTATTATCGGATGAATCCCTAAACGACAGAGGATTTAGAGTAATGAACGAGTCTATAAAATGGGACAGATATTTGAAAAATCCCGTTCTTGTAGAGCAGCATATGTCATGGTCGCCTCCTATCGGAAGGATAGATGATATAAAGCTCGAAAATGACGCATGGACAGGAGTATTGGTATTCGCATCTACCGAAAAAGGGAAGATGTACGAGAAATTATACAAAGAAGGTTGTATAAGAGCAGTATCTATTGGGGGGAATGCCCAAATAATAGAAAATGAGAAGGGAGAGAAAAAAACAAAGTCTTTTGATGTTTTTGAAGTCTCTTTAGTTACTATTCCTTCAAATGCCAATGCAGTAAAACATGAATTAGGACATATCCCAGTGGAATATAAATTATATTGTGATAAAAAGGAATTTATTACTTTAAGTTCTAATTTTGAAGGATTAAATAATATGGAAGAAGAAAAAGAAAAAAAGGAAGAATTGGAGGCTAAGCCCGAAGTTCAAGAAGTTCCAGAGTCAGAAGCTCCAAAAGAAGAGCTTAAGGCTGAGGAAACAAAAAACACAGTCCTTTCGGCTTTGAAAGATTTGTTAGGTCTGAATTCAAAGAAGAAATTAGATGATGATGAAGAAGATGAAAAAGAAGAAGACAAAGACATTAAAGAAGACGAAGAAGAGGACAAGAAGGAAGTAGAGGACACCAAAGCTAAAGACGAAAAGGAAAAATTGGAGTCTGAGGATTTGAAAAAGAAATTGCCTGAAAAAGTAGCGGAAAGATTGCAGGCTGACCCAAAAGCTAAAATTTTTGATGTAAATATACAACAACCTAAAATTATGACAGAATACAAGACTTTACATTCTTATTTATCTTCGGAAGAAGGTAAAAATAAGATGGGTATGATGGCATTAGGCTCTGACCTTAAGTATGCTCACGAGCACAAGCCTTTTCCCGTGCATGATTTGCTGGATTCTTACAAAGAACTGGCATCAGTGTTAAAAAATGACCGTGACTTTATGGCTTCATTCGGTCAGTTCAATTTATGTTTTGAGGGCAAAGCTCCTATGCCTACCGGACAATTGCTCGATACTGTTCTTGCAGCAGGAGATAATACCTATGATTCCCTAAGTACTCCTGATTTGGTGGCTGTACAATGGCTGGCAATGTATTATAGAATGCTTTTCCCTATTAATACATTTGCAGACAGAATCCCGCGTATCAGTTCGGATTCGGCAGGTACTATTCATCCTGAAATAAACATGAAGCCTAACGTTTATTTTGATACACTTGTTCCGAAAAACAAAGCAGAAGAATATTTGTATGATGATAACGCAATTGCTATTCCTACTTACGCATTCTCTCTAAATGCTATTGCTTGGCAGCCAGGCGATGACAACTTATTGAGATACGATAAGAGAGGCATAGGTATGTCTGAAGCCTTAAGAGTAGTAGCAAACGCTCAACATAATTATATTATTCAGGTTCTGGCGAATTCAGTAAAAGAAGGTACATTTGTTCCAATGACAGGTGCAAATTCTTTTGCATCAGCCGGAATGTTCCCAGCAAATGCTGCAGCTGCAGGAAATTTGAAAGAATTCACAGTAGCTGACTTGTTAAGCCTTCGTATGAAGTTTATTCAGGCTAATTTCAATCTCGATATTGAACGTCCGGAGATAGTAATGGATGCTATTTATGCAAACCAGCTACAATCTAATGATACTTTTGTTAATGCGTTGAACTTGCCGACTGAGAATATCGGGCCAATGCAGATGATGGCATACGGTATGAACATTACACAACGTTCTATATGTGGAGTATATGATACAGCTACAAATAAAGTAGTAGACCCGAAATTATATGGTATACCTTTGACTTCTGCCCATAAAATACCAAGTTCTTATACTCCTCCGACATTAGCAGCTACTGCATATGGATGTATTATAGGTTTCTTGCCTTCTCAATTCCTTATTGGCGTAGGTCGTACAAATGTATTCGTAAAACAAGAGCCTACCCTTTGGGCGTGGGAGATGTCAATGGATACTCGTATGGGAGCAGGTGCAGCTCGTAAGGACGGAGTAGGAATCTATGGAGTAGCCCCAGCTGTGGAAGCAGGTGAATAATATATAATAACAAGTGGGGGATATAAATCCCCTGCTTAAATTACCAACACGCAAAATAAAAATAAACAATATGGAACTTACTAATTATAAAGAGTCTTTCTTTCAATATTTATATGCTTTAGTAAAAGAACACAAAAAAGCATATGTATGTGAAAACGGAAAAGTGTTTTTAGCTATTCAGGATGCTAAGCATGAAGAATACGATTACATGGAAAGAAAACATTATAAATTGTTATGGGCAGAAGTAAATATAGATAATGTACCTTTAAATAATGAAGAATTGAAAACGTTGCTCGAAGGATTCAAGCCAGAAGAACAGCCGAAAGAAGGAATCATAAAAAAGAGTACATTAAATGTAGATGAATCTGTTATTAACGAATTTAACGCGTTGAAAGAAGCTCGAAAAAATCCTGAAAAGAAAACAAAAGGTAGACCACCTAAAGAACAATAATTATGGCAACAACAGGAATACATATTTCATTAAAAGATACGTCTATTGGGAGTAACCAAGTAGACGAATCTATTTCTTGTTTGGTTGTTGATGTGGCAGGTGCGGAATCTAATTTGCCTGAAGACTTAGAGTTAAACACCCCTTATATGATAACTTCGTTATCAGCAGCAGAGGGGTTAGGTATAACTTCAGAATGGGCGGAAGGTAACGGAGCGAAGACTATGCTATACCAACACATCAGCGAGTTTTACGGTGCAGCTTCAGCAGGGACTAAGTTATGGATTGTCCTCGTTCAAACGACGGCAAGCATAAACTTCTCTACTGCAAGTTTCTATACAGCATTACAGCCGGTAATATTCAAGACTATCTCAGGGAGTTATAAGAACAGACCTCGTGCAATAGGATTCTGCCAATCTAAAGGGACATTGCCCGCTCCTGAATATGGTGAAGGCGTGAACAATGAGACAGACCAAGAAGCACTCAATCAGATACAGACATTCTTGACTAACATGTTTGAATTGGGCATCAGAATGGTTGGTGTATTTGACGGAGCGTATATCAAGCAGGGGACTTTCAGCAGCGCAACAGAGATAGCGAAACTTATGGATTGCTCGGCTATGAGTTATCCGAGTGTAGCATATTGTGTTACCGGTTCTTCTCCTAACGGATTGTCTTCTGTAGGGCGTGTATTGGGAGTAAGAGCCAGCCGGAGTATAGCTGCATCTATCGGGAATGTAGCTTTGGGCTCTGTAGCTACGGAAGAATATTTTACGGATAGTGATTTGGCTTCTGTATCCAGCAATCCAAAAACTGGGACACCCGTAAACGGATATGACGTCACTCTCGCGAATCTGGTAGCCCCATTAGGATATATATTTACCCGTAACAGGTTAGGTATAGAGGGGTTATATTACAACGACGGGGCGACATGCAACGCCACTACTATGGCATTAAACAAGATAGAAAGAGTTGCTGTCGGCAATGCAGTTTGCGATGATGCCCAACAGTTCCTTACCTATTATATCAACCAGAATATCCCTTGTGATTCTTCCGGTCAGATATTACAGGCTTTTAAGAGTTCAGCTATATCACAATTTACAGCCCAATATATCACTCCGAGAATAAACGCTGGGCAAGCTGGGGCGATAGATTTCGACTTCAAGGCTAAGGATGATAATTACATACAATCCGAAGCTTTGGAAGTGACTATAAGTATAGTACCGAACCCTGCAATGCGTGAAGCCTTTGTAACAACATTCTTTGTAACTTCAATTTCTTAAAATTATGGCAGACCAATCGGGACTAATAATATCAAGTGCTGACGTCCAAGTTTGGGTAAACTTAGGAAATGGAGCAATTATACAATTGTTCACAGCGCAGAATTTTTCGGGAAGTATAGAAAAGTCGGTAAATGAGATTTATGCAATAAGTTCTGAAACTCCTATTTCCGTAAAAGGTATAAACAAAGCCTATTCAGGTTCTTTTGTTATACAATCAGGAGAATGGAACAGGTTAATAAACAGTTATAACGGGATAGCAACTACGTTGAGACCGTCATTAACTGATATTCCTGAAGGGCTTACCGTTACTATCATGTTCAGCAACAGGGCGGATTTAACCCCGACTGATACGACTTTGACCTATACAGGAGCACAATTTAGCAATGATTCTTTCGAGGTCAATGCTAATGACCCTCAGACTTTAGTAACCTTGAATTTCAGGGCAACAGAACTTACAAGACAAGTTACACCAATAGCTATTTAATCAGATAGGGGATTATTCCCCTATCTCCTTTTCACATTTAAAACTATCAACACATGAGCACATTTAAAGTTTCAAATTTCACATTTATAGAAAAATTACCGGACAAAAAAGGTATATTTGAGGAAATAGAAGTAACAGAAGATGTAGAATTAAGACATGCAGAGCGTACACGTTTGGAAGATTCAATTTTCATTACTTCTTTGTTGGATAATTCGGATACGACGACAGAGAGAAAGATAAACGACGCAATAAAATACGTTAATATATTTGTCGTTGACAAGACTTTAGCAAAAAGGATTTCAAGTGACGGGATTGCATGTCTGTCTCTGTTCTCTTCAGAACAAGTACAGGAGGATTTGATAAATTTTATCAATCGGGCAGGGAAAACCCTAAATATGCAGATGCCCGAGCAGAAATAGAATATAAATTAACACAATATAGCAAGACAGACCCCCTTTTGATAAAAAAAGCTCTTGTTTCTCATTTTTTCCATATTCCGATTAATAAAATTACAAAATCATTAACTTTGGAAGAAATAGAAAAATACCATTGTCTTGCTTTATGGATAATGGATAACGTGAATTTCGCACCATTTAAAATTGACAAAAAGAAATAATCTATGCCTAATATCTATCAAATAGAGCTTAATCTAAAGGGAGACCTAAATGCCAAACTGGACGATGCTATAAAGAAAGCCCAGAACTTAAAAAGTATAACAAACAATATAGGCGGTAGGGGAGGTAGCTTTAATAATCCGGCAGGAGGGAGAAGATATAACCCTTATCCACATATCCCAGAAGAACGCATGAATTTATGGCGGAGGATGAATTATGCTGCATATCGTTCTCCGTTTGCGAATAATCGCTATTTACTAAGGAATATAGATAGATATTATCAGGCAAGACAAAGATTTTCAAATAATTTTATTGCAAATTCATTTACTTACTCAGGTTGGCAAAGGAATTTAGGGAACTTTGCTAACCTGATAGGTTCTGTAGGTAAAGCTGCATTACAGGCTATTCCGGCATTAAAATCTGTCATTGGGGTATTAGGAGGTATTGTCGGGTTAAAAGCTGTGTCGATAGCCGGAGGCGGGTTGTTGTACCGTTGGGGTAGAAATAATCTCATGAGCGAACAAACCTCACAAGCGATATCAAATGTCTCGCAATATAACATGGCAAGATTAGCACAAGGGAGCGGATATAATGAGATGTTCCGTAATGCTACAGACATTGTTACGCAAACAGGAGGTTCCAGAGCCGGATTAGTTTCTTTGATGAATACAATGACAGGATTAACTGTAGGAAATACAAAATTATCGTCAAGAGATGCCCAATGGTTCGGACAATTAGCAGCTAAGATTTCTGCCGTTTCAGGAAGAGATTTGCAGATAGTCGGGTTGAACTTACAACAATTACTTACTACGTGGCAAGGTATAGACATGAAAGAACTTTTCAAGTCAGTACCTTTAATCGAGAAGTATGTTTTTGACCTTAGAGCGCAATCAAAGAACAAAGGAGAAGATATATATTCGTTTATTAGAGAAAATCCCCAAGCTCTAATAAAGGCATTTGAAAGATTTATAGGGCAATTTGAATTGCCGAGAGCGGGAGTATTGAAAGGACGTGTCCAATTATCTGAAGAAAATTTAGAGGCTGATAAATTAGAGTATTTAGAAGACTTTTATGAAGATATAGCAAACACAAGTATACATATAAACGAATCATTATCTAAGCTGTACAAGATATTCGGTGAGGGGTATGATGGTTCAATATTTCAAAAGGCTATATCTGCTTTCGATTCCTTTATTTCTGGCATTATAGACGTAGGAAGTAAAATAATAAACTGGATAAATGAACATCCTACTATTAGCTCTTTTATAACAGGATTTGGTTCAGGCGCATTAGTGGGTTCATCTGCTGGCCCGATAGGGTCTGTTGTAGGTGGGCTTGCATCAGGGACTACGGCTGCATTGTGGTCTAAAGTGCCAGAATATAATTTGACGAAAGAGCAAGCTATTAATAAGCTAAAAGGCACGATTCTTAGGACGAATTATTTATATAGAGAGCCTTCAGATGATAAATTATATAAGTCCGGTTATTTAACATCAGCTGTAAAAGATATAAAATTAAGTGCTGAGGATATAGAAAACCTTTTCAATAATCTTAATAATTTAGGGACAAAGGAGGCAAAAGATTTAATAAAGAGATTAAGATATTATACCCCTGATTTGACAGCGTTATCACGGGCATTTGAATTAACTTCAAAAGAGGTTATTCCTGCTCCTACAGTATCTCCAGTTAAAGATGAGACGGGGCGTATGAAAGATTTATCAAAGGGAAGTAAATCCCTGATTATAAATTTCAACAAGTCCATAGTAGACATGGACAACCACATAAATACTACCGACCCGTCAACAATAATGAGGGAAATAGAGGATTATGTGACACAGGCAATAGCGAGAGGTCTAAATATAGCGTTTAACCAAGCAACACCGTTAACATGACAAAAGAGAATGATTATAAAACGAGTTCAGGGTCTGAATTGCAAGATAAGTTCAGAAATACCGTATCTATTCCACAAAACATAAGGGGAGAACTTGCAAAAGCGGGGGATACGATAAGAGATGCGGAGCAAGCAGCAGCTACAGCATTAGCCCTTACGTTTTCTTCTGTAGGAATCGTAAAATCAGTGATACCGATATCATCTGAAGGAGGTTATATCAACGGGATAGGGAATAAGGTTAAGAGTTCATTGATAAACCAAAAAACCAGATATTCCGCTTCAAGCTCGAACGCGAAAGACAATCTTATTTCCGTGACAAATGAGAATGACTATATTTTCAGGATAAGCGATTATTATTTGCCGTTATCTTACAGCTTATCTATAAACGCATCAAAAAATATTGTCAAAAGCCAATTGGTAGACGGGTCGGCGATATATGAAATGACTTCATACAACCCCGCAGAGATAATATTAAGAATAAAACTTGAAAGGAAGCCTATAAACGACAATGGGAGGTATGACCCTATGTCTTTCCGGCAGAATCAAGGCGCAATGGCTGGCGATATAGTCAAATTTGCGACAGTTATAAATGATTTGTATAAAAACAAATCGGTATTCGCCATATATAATAATTTCACAAATAAAGAGGTAGGGATACAGTTCGTCGTATTGGCGAGATATGCTATAGACCCACAAGAAGGGTCTACAGTTACCAATATTACCCTTAATTTGCTTGAAGTAGATTTAACGCGTCAAACATTATTTGTAGAAAAACAATGAAATGTTATTGTAATTTTTTCAGGTGTGGCAATGAAGTCTGGATAGAAGGGAAAAAGATATTGAACTTTGTTTCTTTCGTATCCGAAAACTCCGTTATGAAGCTGGCGGAAACAGCGGAAATAACGTTGCCTTTTTATTCTATTGCCTATTTGAAAGGAGATGAAATAATTACTGGTTCTAAAATTGATGTAGAAGGGCTTAATATAAAAATAGGGGCTCATATACAAGTATATGCCTATTACCATAATATCAATTACGGGGAACAGGTAAACATAAATTTCGAGAATGACCCAGAAGCGGGGAAAATGCTCGTATTTGACGGGTTTATAAAGAAAATAAAATCAGGGTTCCCGACTACTCTTGTATGTGAGGACAAATGTTTTATTTTGAGATTTGGAGTCGTAAATAAGGATTGGACACAAGAGACCTCGATATATGAAGGGTTGAAAGTCTGTTGCGATGTAGGGAATGAGGCATTCAAGAAATACCGTTCGGATAACAATCTTACAGGGGATTATGAAGAAATTTCCGTAGCCGATTATACCGCTACTTCGACATTCAACGAAAAATTATGGCAGGGAGTCAGCCCCTTTGAAGCTGCACAGATGTTAATGCGTAAATTCGGCATTTATACGGGCATTGACCCAGAAGGGAAATTATTTATGGGAACGGGATTAAAATACACCCAGAAAAAAACCATAAAATTAGACACTTCTGTAAATGTAATAGAGCGAGATGTATCTCCTAAAAACGGGAAATTCGAGAATTATTATGTTACGGTAAATGGCTATGTAAACGGCAAGCGTACGACAATAAATGTAGGGAATAAAGGTAATGGCAGACCTATCCGATTGAATTGCAGTTCTATACAGACACAAGAAGGGTTGGAAGAATTCGCAAATAATGCGTATCAAGGATTAAAGGGGGAATATAATAGCGGGACAATAACGACATTGCTATATCCTCGCATAGATTTGTTCGACTATGTAAATTTCACTGACACATTATTCCCTGAAAACAGTGCGAATCTGTATGTATTAGGGATAAGAAGAGAATTCAACGAAAACGGATATCATGTTTCATCAAAATTGACAAATGAAGAATGGATGTTTTAAGTTATAGGAAAAGCTCCAAGTTCGATTCTGCAATGCAGGAATTAGGGGACAATTTAAGGAGCGTGTTGAAAAGCTATTCTTCAGTATCTTTAGTATATGGTGAAGTTACTGGAGTAAATATGGAAGAGCTGACATTTGATGTCGTGTCGGACGATGATAACCAAATGTTCAATATCCCTCTTTCCATTATCCCCCATGATTCTACTTCTGTGATACAAATCCCAGAAATAGGCAGCAATTGTGTATTGGGGTTCGTGCAAGGGGATTCTTCCCTATCTTTCCCTATAAAGTTCTCTAAAGTGCAGTCCGTATCTGTACAGTTCGAGATGTTAGAAGATAGCCAAAAGCAGCTTCTTACAATGGATAAGGACGGTATAACATATACAAATACGACTGACAACGCGAAATTAGATATAAAAGTAGGGGAAACTTCAATAGAGATGCAAGACAAGATAGTCAAGGTAAACGGAGGTGAAAGCCCTATGATATATATTGAGAAGTTGGAAGCGAAGTTGAACGATTTTGTAAAAGCATTCAATAGCCATACGCATACGATAGCGGAAATAATTACAAAGGGGAGCGCAACATCACAAACGGCAACGAATGTAAGTGTCCCTGCTCCTAATTCGAAGGCAAAAGATTTCAATCAGGAAGATTTTCAGGACGAAACGTTTACACATTAAATTTTTAATTATTATATTAGGGGTGAAATTTCTGTTATATGCAAGATTTTAAATTTGATATAGAGAATAATGATATCGTATTTGATACGGATATGGTTATTATAGATTCATGTAGCGTACAGAATGGAACATTAATCTTCATGAAAAGCGTAGCCAGCATAGATAATCCAAGTATCGGAGTAGGGTTTCAGGAAGTCGCTATAAACGTGAATCAGAACGAAGCTACAGAATTAGCTACACGAGCCGAGAATCAAATATTAAATGACGGTGGGCGTATAGCAGAAATTTCCGTACAGGAGACGGAGGAATCTGGAGTATATGAATATGAGTTGCAAGTAGTATATAATTCAGAATACAGACAATATGGCATACAAAGTTAAATATGGAGATACGATTTTTGATGTTTTGTTGAACGTTTGCGGAGATTATTCGCAGATAAACGAAATATTATCCTTAAACGGGCTATTGTCTTATACTCCACAACTGACAGTAGGACAAGAGTTGGAAGTAGAAGGGTTGCAAACTTCAAACAATGCCACATTGATAAGAGCATCTGAATTCCCGTATAATTCAAATCTTTTATCGGATGAAGAATTTGAAAGTCAATTGGAACAGATATTAGATTCGATAGAAGGAGGATATTATTTGGAAGTGCAACCGTCATTTACTACGGTTACTCAAAATGGGGACAAGCAATATGTAAATATATATACTAACTCAACTTTTAATGTTTTATAATTATGGCAGTAGCAAAAGGGCATGTAATATTAGACCCGTCATCAGGTAGTGGGGATACCCAATTAACCCTAAAGGCAGAATCGGCTAATGTAGGTAACCGTGAAATAGTAAGTACCGTATTTACGATAAAAGCAGCAGGAGTTACCCCAGACAAAACGATAACAGCGAATTTAGCTGCAGCACCAGAGTTTATTACTTTAGACCAAGCAAGTACAGGAGTAACAGTCCCTGCCACAGCAGGCAGAGTTACAATAACTGGAGTATCTAACAGCCCTAAGTTGGAATTCGGAGTAGAAGGAGGGGATATTATCGAAGAAGACTTAGGAGGAAAAAACTACACAGTAGAAGAAGATACTAATGCAGTTAATGGTGTTAACATCAATGGAGACCCAGGCGCTGACCATAAGTATGAATTCTCAATAGAGCTTAATCATGTGTTGAATGATACTGTAGAGTCAAGAACACAGGTGTTTACTATTCAAGGCTCATCAGAATCAACAAAACAGACATTAACGATTACAAAGAGTGCAGGTGCTGCAAGATTGGAGGTTACTCCAGCTACTATTACCGTACCACAAGACGGTTCTGTTGTAAATGTACAAGTTACAACCAACACTACATTTACTGTATCTTAAAGTTTTATTACCTCTTCTCCATGATGCAAAAATATGTTAATATGGGGGGGGGTAATTTAAAAGTTTGTATATATGGCTATAATTAGAAAACAAAAAAAGTGGTCTGACGGTATAGGATATTTATACGTATCATATGACCCTGAAAAAAAATCCCAAAGAGTAGAAATTACTTCGGATATAAATGCTACATTTGAACAAAGAGACCAAAGTGTTATATTTCAAACTACAATAGGAAAGAAAGAAGATACTTTATATTTGGTGCAAAGAGCAGAAGATTGTAAAGTAGCATATTATCATTCTACTGGAATGGGAGATATAAGGGCGGTATATAGTATGAACGGGAAAGAGGTATTAGGAGTATTTAAAGTATAAATATATGGCAGTACAATATGTAGACATAACATCATTATCAGAATATACAGAGAGCGATTTAAATGGGAATGAGCCTATACAAGTCTCAGCCTCTGCATTTACGACTGTGAATGCTATAAATGAGTTCGGAGAAGCAAAATTTGGGGGGAGACCTACTATGTTGGAATTGCCTAACTCATTTATAAATCTTAATAATGGTTCTTCTTCAGCAGCTATATCCAATGTAATTAATTCTGTCTCTTCTGGATGGACTGATTTTGTATCTAAAGTAAGCTCGGCTAATATTGTATATAGTCGTTCAGGAGTAGCAGCATTAAACAATTACAGGATATTCGTAGCGACAATAACGTCCAACCTGACAAATACAGCTAGTTTTGTCGATGTGTCTAATAACACTATTACGTTAAGAGTTATTGTATATAATTCGTCAAGTAGTACCTATACTTTCAAATTAACGAGTTATAATGTAGATACTATTAAAAATAGTATACCGACAGGCTCATTTAAATATCAAACCGTTAATGTTTTCGACTATCCAAAGCCCGGCGATTATATTTTAGGAATTTATTCACAAGGAACGAGTGTTATAAATCTTAAGGCTTCTGATTTTCTTGTCGCCAACAACCATGTGTGTAAAATTGTTGTTCCTGCTACGACAGCAAAAGTTCAGATTGTAACGGACAATGGAATCCCACCTTTAGTAACAGATGCGGCATGGGAACCGTCAGACTTTGGAGGGGGAACGCAGGATAGGATAGTGTATACAATTACCGCATTTGCATCAAATAACAATCCGACAGCAAGGCAAATTTGGTTTTTTATAGATGCAGAGTTATATAGATTAAGAACGGAGTAATTATGGAAGATATAAGACAACAAATAATAATAGCTATACAGTCTTTATTCCAGAACGTAAACACTTCTGCTTCTGCTATATGGATGCGTCTTGTAGACGCTCTTTCTACTATATTCAATATAATATCTAATGAGATACTATTTTCAGAAGATAATATAGCCAATACAGCTCGGAGTTTAAGAGTAACACGTAAAGATTATTATCTGGATAAGGCTTTATATTTCCAATATGGGGATAATCTGGTAATTTTGGATAATGATACTAAAGAAATGGGGTATAATCCTATAAATGAGAATAACAGGATTATAAAGCAGGCTACAGTATCGACGTCTGAAGGAGGTATAATATTAAATGTAGCTACTACCGACAATACAGGCAATCTAACTCCTTTGAGTTCAGACCAGCTTACGGCATTCAAAGATTACTACGAAAATTTTATACCATTGGGATTCAATCTATTTATACAGAGCCGAGAACCGGATATATTGACATTCCCTGAAGGTATGACAGTATATTACAGTGCCGGCAATTCTCTTGCTCAGGTGAAAAATGATATAGAATCCATGAAAACGACTATACAACAGAATATAGTGTTAGGCGCTCCACTGTTCATAAACGATTTAGAAAAATCCTTCCAAGAAGTATCAGGAGTTGAAGCAGCATATATCCCTGACGTTGTTTCTACAAATGGGTCACTGACATATAATGCGGAAAATGGAAGGATAAAATTAGTATCAGGATATTTTAATTTTGCGGAGGATTTAAATATTAGCTATGTTCCCGTTTAGAGAAATAAATATACCTAAACTTATTTACCAGATAAACAGACCTAATTATATGGTAAATAATGAATACAGATTGAACAACTTCTATAAGCTGTTGTTATGTTTGTTATATCCTTTTATCTTACTATGGAACGAATATAATACAAAAAGGCAACGGGCATATAAAATCGCTGCCTGCCAATATGGGAAGCAACAAGTAATAGATATTCTTAATGACCTATACGACCCTGACGGGAGGCATATAGAGGCTATAAATATCACTTCAAATAAAGTATATCTATATCCTTCAGATTATGAAGCTGGCGAAAAAGTATATTGGAGCGATAAAGACTATACGGCTGGGGGAAAGTTATATTTATATACTTCATCTTTGACAACAGGAGTAATTATAAATTACCCGTCTTATTTAGAAGAAAATAAAGATACATTTTCAGAATTTACCCAAACTGTAGATTCATTAATAATATGGGGAATAAAATATAAACTAAAATCAGTACAATATGCTCAAAGACACAATATTATCATATATAAACGATGATGGCAATCTTGTTTATATAAATGACTTAGTAAGCGCATTTGATAACTGGCAAAGCGCATTAGGGATATTTTTAGGGGCAAGTAATTACAAATTCATTGATATTAGTATGTCTAATGAGATGGATTCGGCTACTTTTACTTCTGGGACTACCCAGCTTATATTTAAAACCTCTTCATCTCTACCGTCATTAGCTACAGGGACTATAATAATTGCGACCTGCAATAAAACATTTACTGTTACAGAACAAAATAGAGCGACTGTATATGTATGGTTAAGTGATGTAGAACAACGTTCGTCAGAAACAGGGCAAGAATATACAGCTATAAAAAGAGCATTATTTAGCAATACTAAACCTACAGGAGTATCCGAAGTCGCTACAATCGACTTAACATGGGCTGTAGGTATGGACGGGTATTCATTCTATCACACGTACGATTGGCGGGCTAATCTGGTATTACCGTCAAGTATAGGTTTATCAGACATAGCAAATGGGGCTGTAGGAACCCTAAAGATAGCCGACGGGGCAGTTACTTCAGAAAAGATAGCCGACGGGACTATTTCAACACCAGATATTGCGAATAATGCGATAACTTCTGCTAAAATAGGGGACTATCAAGTGACAGAAAGAAATATTGGATTAAGTTCTATATCCACTGACGCATTACAAGATAATTCAGTGTCAAACGATAAGATTATAAATTACAGTATTGATTCTACCAAAATAGCTGCATTAGCTGTCACAGATGATAAACTGAATCTGACTCCTTATTTCTTAGGCGGATATGCAATATACGCAAATTCATCCCAATTAGAGAGAACTGATAACGCGATAAATAATACAACATTATTTGAAACACCAAATATTCCTAATAGCGGTACATTTGGAGGCTCAAATAATCCACAAATGACTATAAATTTTACTGGAGCAAAAATACAAACAGTAATAGTAAGCGCATATAATTTAAATGATAATAATGCCCAAATATTCCCTAAAGTTCAATATAATTATGGGGCTGGTACTGTTACAATTTTAGCAGATAGTATATCAAAACCTTATAATGTTATATTTAATGTGATTGTATTTTTAACGAAATAATATTATGGAGAATCAGGCGGGGGGATTTCAAGGTTTTTTAGGAAGTTTATTTGCAGTAGTAATAAGCTATATAGCACCTATATATGATTATGTTATAATTATCGCTTATATATTCTTGATAAACTTTATAATAGGATTGATAGAAGATATCATTGTAAAACATAAAACGTTTAAATGCAAAAAGTTTTATTTCTGCTTATGTGAGATGTTAGTGTTTTATCTCTTAGTAGGGAGCGTTTATTTTATAGGTAATAAATTCCATAACAAAGCTATGGCATTACAATGTATCTCGGCTATTGTATCCATAGTTACCTATTTTTATTCATTAAACATATTGACAAACATAAAATCATTGTTACCGAACAACAGGGCAATATCTTTTATTCATTATATAGTAAGTTTTGAGATAGTAAAGAAAATACCGTATTTTAAAGAGTTTGAAAGCCATGAAGCATCTGAATCAAATAGGGGAAAAGGGGCTTAACCTTATAAAGGAATTTGAGGGGTTAAGACTGGTTGCATATAAGTGCCCAGCCGGAGTATGGACTATCGGGTACGGGCATACATATAATGTAAAAGAAGGCGATATAATAACAGAGGCTAAAGCGACGGAATATCTTTTAGATGATATTTCTAATGCTGTAGATATAGTATCCGGCTCAACTATGGATGTGGAATTGACACAAAACCAGTTTGACGCATTAGTCTCTTTTACTTATAATGTCGGGGTGAAGAACTTTTCGGATTCTACACTTTTGCGTAAAGTGAAATTAAATCCGAATGACCCTACTATCGCTAATGAGTTCAAGAAATGGATATATGCAGGGAAAGAAGTGCTTTCAGGACTTGTAAGGAGAAGGAAGGCAGAATCTGAATTATATTTTAAGAAATGAGGAAATTTGGGGTGTTATTGGTTCTCTCGCTCTTTCTGTCCTTTGCTTGTGGCTATGTCATAGGCAAACATGCCAATACACCCCAAATAGAGGCTCATACAGACACTTTCGTGATAACGAGGGTAGATACTATCATTGACACACTATTAATTCCAAAATACATCAAAATAAAGGAGACTGTTAGGGACACGTTGTATGTTCCTGAACTTTCTAAGCCGGCAGAAGTAGAAATACCGATATCAGAGTACTGTTTTAAAGATTCTACATATTCGATATGTATGTCAGGGTATCGTGTAGAGGCTAAAAAGATAGAAGTTTATTCACCGGTGAAGTATTTAACTGTAACGAAAACAGAGACGCATGTCAAAAAAGAAAAAAGCCACTTCAGCTTAGGATTGCAAGCAGGATTTGGCTATGCTATAGCCTGCAACAAGTTTTCTCCGTATTTTGGATTTGGGGCACAATGGAATTTCTTAACATTTTAGTGTGTTGGTAGTATAGAGGATTATATTCTCTTACTATTAAAAAAGGCTGGTTCTCTTTTGAGTTCCAGCCTTTAAAACATTATTTAATATGAAAAAAATTAGTGAGTACCTATTTTCACAAACGAGTACGGGCTACATATGAATAATAATAACACTATGCAAATATATAAAATATCCCCAAATTTCACAACTTGGGGATATAGATTGCCATTTTACTTTTCCGAAATGCTGTACTTTGTTGATATGTACAAATATAAAAAATCCCGTCTATTTTCACAAACAAACGGGGTAAAAATATGAATAATAATGTTTAACTAAAACTAAGTTTGTCGGACTGTATTAAAAAGAATAAGTATTTATCTCTTATTTTCCTTGTTATTTTAACCATTAAATCTGCCGTAGTATCGTCAAATTGTGCGAAGTTATCATTTATATAATCATATATCTTTTGCAATTCTGATATAGTATCCTTTATCATCATATCCAAAGAAGGGATAAATTTAATAGGCTCTATAAATGAAAATTTTAAATATTGTTCAAAATTATAAGGCGGTATACCTCCGGTTACTACAGTACTCTCTGCAATTTCGTCTACAAAATCAATGAGCTTTTCATTTATTTCGTCAAAATAAGGGTGATAAGTCATAAAGTCGTGACCTACCATAGTCCAATGTCGGGCTTTTATATTTTCCGCACATATTTTTAATGATGCTTGTATAATATTTAAAATTTCCTCTGTTTCCATAATGTTTATTTTTAGAATGGACAATCAGGCTCATTATTATTGGTTTGATATTGCGGTGTCTGTTGTTTATTTGTCTTTATTTCGACTCCTTTTCCGCAATATATTTTAGGCTGGTTTGCTAATCTCTCTTCCTGAGATTGATTTATGTAAACGGTAATATCACTCCCATAGGGGTCGGGTTGTTTGCGTTTACATGCACATATTTTGACTACATTAGCCTCATTCCCGTTTTTACGTAAAAAGTTTTTTATTTTATCAGCGGGAATTTGATTTAAGTCTATTTCTAATACTACCATTTCCATATAGCAAATATATTAAATTTTATAATTCAACGTATATTTCTTCTGATTTTTCTTCTTTATCAGAAGAATATAATTCTGCTAACTCTTTTAGATTATCTGGGCTTATAATAAATAAGCATCCTTGTTTGTTCTTTTCCTTTATTGCCACCAGAGGTATTTTTCCCTCTTTCTTGGCTTTTTTAGAAGTATCATCGAATAATCTCCATATTGAAAATGATTCCCTTAGTTTACATTCTATATAAATATCAGGGTGCATAGAGTCAGAGTGTGTATTATGTCCTGAATTGCTACCGGAAAGTGGAACTCTTTTAGTTCCAAAAAGAGCTGCTACTGCCGCCTCAAATCTTTGCCATGTTCTTTTGCTTGTTGCCATGTTATTTTATTTTGAATAAATCTACTCTGTCACATAGAAATACAGTATCATTTCCAATATGTGTATTATCTATGATTTTTTGATAATGTTCTTTATGTTTAGATATATATCTTTGTGGACAAGGAATCCACTTATAGCCTCTGTAGTTTTTGAAACAGTCCACTATTGCAGGTTGAGGTCTATTGTTGGAATCTATATGTTCCCATGAAGATTTTTTTATAAGTTGCCAAATAATATTATCGTTATGCCTCAAAATAGGGTATATCTGTTCACTAAATAGTTTCGACAAATTATAATCATCTATATTATTATTAAATGTATCATCATACACAAACCTAATATAAATTGGTTCCGGTTTTATTTTTTCTGCAAAATAAGATAAGGGATAAACCGTATAGGATAGATGTTCAATGTATTCTACCAGCCCGTGACAATTTAAAAACAGTCCTAATTCTTTATCATATCTTATTCTGAAATCAAAATATCTTACCCCATGTTCAAACTGTTCCTCTATACTTAATTTCTGGCATTTTGACGTAAAGTTAATTAGTCTCATCCACCATTTGCGAGGGTTCATATATGTGTTTGCGTTGTGCGCTCCAAGTATCTTTTTCATTTGCTTTTGTTTTTTAATATTACTTCATCTTCAAAAGGACAAAATTGGGATTTTTCCCAATATTCGTAGTATTTCCCAATTGGATGTTCTGGTTTATCAGAATTGACTACAGTTCCCTTTAAATAATCACCATTTTCTAAGGCTATAATAATAATATTTAAATCTGGATTAAACGCTAAAACAGGGAATTCTTCCCAAGAGATGTCCGCGTGATTTATTCTTGCCTGTATCATTTTCTTATATTTTTATTCGTTTGACAATATTACTTTATCTTGAAAAATAGTGAAATTAGACGCAATCCAACCTCTGCTATAATGTCCAATTTTATACGAATTGCTGTTTGAAAAACATACTGTTCCATGTAAATATTCTCCTACTTTAGTGGCGATTAAAATAATAGATTTATCTTCGTTTGCATATAGTGAATATTCAAAATCTTTTGCTTGTCCTATTATTCCTGATTTCATAATAAATTATTTTTTATCTTTAAATTCGTTCCACCTTCTGGCTATTTCTTCGCCAAATTTTGACGCATCATCAAAAGTTTCTATAAAATCAACAAACAAATCATTGCTAAATAATTTTATCCTTGCTATTGGGATATTAATTCCGTCATCTGATTCTAAACACAAATCTATCCTTCCCCTATTTTTTGATGGGACGCAATGCATTCTTACTTTTTTTGTATCAAAACAGCCTTCTAAATAATCTATTTTTGGTGTAATTATCATGTTTATTCTTGTTTGTATTATTTATAACCAATTATTTTTTTATTATCCAACATATTTTTAATTTCCTCTATCGTCTCTACTACATTTATCATCTCTCCATTATTCATCGTTACAACACTCCCATTTCCATAACGGGTATAACCTGATACAAGTGTTATACTATCTACGTCTATTAACATAGAGCAAAGTTCCTTTGCCGAACATCTGTAATCATTAAAATAATAATGTAGTTCAATATACCTTTTCATACAATAATTGTTTGTTGTCAAAAATATTTCCTTCTAATTCAATATCAGTTAATATCAATTCTTCGCCTAAAGAGAATATACTTAGCTTTTGTGTACTAATATATAATACGCAAAAACACCCTCTTTTACTATCAAATACTACTTCACCCAATAGCCCTCTTAAGCTTACCAAGTCGTGTTCGTAAATATCATATTCTTTGTACTGTATCGCTAATTGACATACTGTTTCTGGTATTACTTTGTTTATATGAATATCGTCCTTTGTATATGTCAATTGTCCTACTTCATTGTAGTTAGATATGAATGTTTCTCCGTTACACTTTACAAAATCCCCATACAGCCATTCCCTAGTATTTACGTCTTTTCCTCTGAATTTAATCGTCCTCATGTTATTTTATCAATAAGAAAATAGTTATCATAGATATTATTACAGCATAAGATAATAAGTATGTATATTTAATCTTTAAAAGTTTGAGTCTTTCTTCCAAATTAGCCACCCGTTTACTTAGTCCGATGCAATTCTTTTCAGTAATATTTTTATCCCTTAAACTTTTGGTATATAGTCTCAAATTTTCGTCCATCCAATCTTTTATTTTGGGTTTGATATTATTTAATGCCGTATAAACATCTTCTTTTTCTCCCCTTCTGATAAATCCAATGGGAGCTGTGAAACTCTTCGTATTTAAATATTGGATAAACTCAATTCTTACAGGGACTACATTTTCTTCAATAAAAATGTGTTCAGCTTGTTTTTTAATTTCGTCATCTGTCATTTTTGCTTTTTTGACCAGTTCGTCATAATCAAATCTATCTATTATGACTACATTTTCTATTTCTGCCATGTCTATTTATTTTTAAATTTGCTACAATACGGTCTAATTCCTACGGAACGGTATACATTTAAGATACAGCAAAACACCATGAAGTCTTTTACTTCTCCCGCATTTTTGCAATCTCTACAGTCGCACGATTTAGGAATTTCGTTCTTTTTCACTGCTCTTTAAGTCTTTTTAGAACATCTTTGTTACTATTCAGTATATCATCAAATGTAGGAATGGGCATCCATAAATCATCTTCATTTACATAACAATCAAAATATACATCACCTTCTTCTACCCATATCTTATCTCTCTTTCTGTAAAACATTATCCTTGGGCTATAATTATAATTTTTGAGTCTTACTAAAACTTCTTCTCCTTCTGGAGGGAGTTTTTCACTAACTCTAATCCAAGGCGATTTTTCTTCCTTCGTTTCCATATCTATTTTTTATTAATCAGTCCTCAAATAAATCCAATAATTCTTTTTTGTGTTCTTCTAACTCTCGAATGGCTTCTTCTTTGTTCTTTTTAGCAGCATTTATCATCAAATCAGCTACTCCAATGAGTATTTCATCCTTATGATTATTCAGATATTTTATAAAATATTCTTTCATAAGGTCAAAATTTAAATTACTAATATCTGAATACGTCGACGAACTTCCCCAACTTCCTGAAAAAGAATAAAAGCTAAGACATCTTATATTCATACTTTGTATATTTTCTTGTGTAGAAAAACCATCGTTGTGTTTGTCTATTCCATATCCATTTGTTTTTGATTCTTTCCTAATTTTAGGAAGTTTATCTTTAATAAAAGTCTTCAACTGTTTCCCAGTGGCTATTAGTTCCTTTGTTTCTTTTAATATCATAATTAAGTCCTCCAAATTATTATTATTTTTCTTGTAATTTTTCAATTATTTTATTTTGGTATATATGTAATGGCACTTCATCTTCCAAAGGTTATAGTTACATATTCAAGTTTTTGTTCTTTGTCCCATGTTTCAATTTGTTCTTTTTTAAACCTTATTTCAGCCTCAAATCCTTTTGATTCTAAAAATCTTACACAGTCAAACGCACAATCAACTAATTCATCATAATTGCCGGATTCTCCAGCATCGATAATTTTTAATTCACCTTCTTTAATTTTGCCTAAAAAATTTCCCATAGGTATTATATGTAAATTACTGCCATATTCCTATCTATAAAAAAGTGTATTCCGGTGGAACATTCATTCCACCTACATTTATCAAAGTCTTTTACTTCAATTGTTTCACCCACTTTATATATAAAGTTTTTATCATAGTTAGAACATATTTCTGTTATATCTGCGACACTACCATCCAGATTTTGTATTTCCAATACCTCCGCCTTTGAACATCTACATTTTAGAGATGTTGATGAACTTCTCTCTGCATCCTCACATATTTTTAATTTAACGATATATCGACCGCATTTTTTCCACCCTATAAAACTCCCTTCAATTGGGCATTGTGATGCCAAGAAAGATGTATATTCTGAATAATCAGCGCCTCCCAAATCAGCGCCTCTCAAATCAGCGCCTCCCAAATCAGCGCCTATCAAATTAGCTCTTTTCAAATCAGCGTCTCCCAAATCAGCGCCTCCCAAATCAGCGTCTATCAAATTAGCGCCTCTTAAATCAGCGCCTCTTAAATAAGCGCCTCTTAAATCAGCGCCTCTTAAATAAGCGCCTCTCAAATTAGCTCTTTTCAAATCAGCGCCTCTAAAATTAGCTTCTTCTAATGTATCTTTAATTGTGTTGTTCTCTCTCTCGAAAGAAAATAGAACATTTCCAAATATTGATTTTATATCTATTTTAATCTTCATAAGTTATTATTTTAATTGGTTAATTAAATTCTCTAATCCTCTACCGTCTTTAATAGTCTTTCCAGTTGCCCAGCATGAATAAGGGTAATATTTTATATTGCTTCCCTTGTACTCGAACTCTATCATTTTATCAGTGCAATTAGTGATTTTTAGTCCTAATCTCAGTATTTCATTTATTGCTATTTGCATTCTGATAGGTTCAAGTTTGTTTTGTCTTTCTGTGTTTAATCGCATAATATCGAGCTATTTATAATTACCCATTCATCATCTCCATATCCTCTATTTTCAAGGTCTATTCCAAATTTTGTGAAATCTTCTGGATAGGCTAATCGCCCAAGTGGGCAAGAAAACGCATAACATGCTCCTTGAAACTTCACTCCACATAGGTCTCTATATTCTGAAAAAAGTAACCATCTCGCTTTTTTAATAAACTTCTTTGAAAGTCTCCTATTACACTTTATATTCCTTTTTGTAAGTCCTTTTGCAACTATTAATTCCGCATCATTACTACTAATTTGTTTCCCATTATAGGTATATACTCCATCATAACAATTAGGATGATTGCACCCATATCCATTTTTTATAAAGGTATCAGATGAGAAATATCCACATTTACGGGATAAATCATTTATGCTCAACAACTCTTCCTTAACTTCTTGTCTCATTTCAGAATAATTTTTGCTGTGTTAATACTTCACTTACTACCATATTTCTCAAATAAATTATCTATTTCTGCATTTACTTTATCAGCAAATTCTCCAAAGGACTCGGAAAATTCATCATCATTCAAATCATCTACAATTTTAACTACTCTTTCCGCGTAAAAGCGAGCTTTTGATAAGTCTTTCATTAATACCAAATTAGAAGATGAATCTACTTGTTGTATTATGTTAGTAAGCTCAATTGCAGCCTGAGAAAGCAAATCAGCGAAAAGAGGAATTTTTTTGCATATATACACGGCTTTTTCTTTCTGTTTCTTTGTCATTTCCCCGAATAAATCTTTAACCGGTATTAATTCGTATTGATTCAACTTATCAAGTTGTGTTTTTATTTGAGTTACTTTTACATAGTCCTTTTTTTGTAACGCCTTATTCATCTTTTCAAGTAAAATATCTTTCTCGCTTTTCATCTCATTTAGTTTTTAGTGTGTAATAATCAGTTAATAATTTCCTGCAAGCATTGTACACAATTACAGCTTCTTTTGTAGTGTTGTTAGCCATTATCAGCTTTTGTATTTCGTTTTTATTTTCGTTTTCTACGGCTATTGTAGCTTCAGAAACATATCTTAAATAGGTCTCTGCTCTCACTTTGTTTTTACTTATCAGATACTTAACCACTGGTAAACATGGTAACCCAATGGGCAATTTTTTTGTTTGTTTGAATTCTTTGAAAGCATTCCTTTCAAAATCCGACAACTGTTCAATTGAAAAATCTTTAGAATGTACTTCCAGTTGTTTTACATTCCCGTATTTTTCAATTATCGCTTGTGAACGATTTACGTGCGATTTAAAGGCTTTTAAAAATTGAATGATAGTTTGTACCGACATACGATAGAAAACCCCAAATTCGCCAGATAAACCATAAATTATCGCTATGTCGCACTCCTTTATGGTTAGCGCTTTGCATTCAGCCTCTAAAAATGTTGCGACATCTTTTGTTGTGACCTCTATTAATTCGTCTGTCGTTTCTTGATTTACCCTTAAAAAAGCCTTTTTTACTATGTCCATAGAAAACAAAAACAGCTCGTTTTTATTTAATTCGCTTATTTTCGGGTAATTTTGAGCTTCTTTTATTTGCTGTATGTCCATGATACAACCTCCTATTTTTCGTCTTTTTTGTTAAACATCATTCCAAATAATGAATCGTCTTTCCCCTCTTGTATATCCTGCATAATTTTAAAAGCGACTCTTTGCGTTTGTTCTTCCATTGTCTCCTTTTTTGCAAATCCGCGCGCCCCCCCTGCTAAATTTTTCGGATAAAAAACGCGGTTCGTTTGAATTTTAAGAGCTTTTGCCAATGTTGTTTTCCAGTTTATTTTTTTTGTTTTCGATTTCTTTTTGTTTTCCCAACCTTCAGTAGTACCCCAAAAGTTTTCGATAGCGCATTCAATTGTTTTTATTATGTTCAATTCAGGAGGATTGAATTCTTTTTGTTTTTCCATCCATTCTGCATCACATAGTATTTTGTCTACTTCTTCATGTAATTCTGACAAATAAACATTAAAATCTTTTCTCCAGTCTTTCTCTTTTCCCTCTTCTTTTTTAGAGATAGAAAATATATCGTTATTAGATGTAGAATTATATTTAGATATATTTTTTATCTCTTTTTTCTCTATAATGTTATTCTGTTTATTATCTGTAGAATTATCTGTAAGAATAATATTATTTTCTTTCTTATTATCATTATCCTTTATATTATCATTATCATTATCGGGTTTTTTTGGGTTTTTTAAAAACCCAGATTTCCCCACTGGGTTATTTTGGGTTTCTAAAAAACCCACTGGGTTATTTTGGGTTTCTAAAAAACCCACTGGGTTATTTTGGGTTTTTTGTGAATCAGAAAAAGCATTTGCTTTTTTTGCTTTCGTTTGCTTTTCATAAAAAGCATTTGTTTCTTCTGTTTTTTGAGGTCTGCCCCCATTTTTCCCATTTAATTTATTTCTTTCTACAATAGATAAGTATTTTTCATAATCTCTGTCAAATTGCGCTTTAAACGGCTTAAAAGCAACCCTTATCAGTGTATTATCAATTTCTGATAAGTCAAAAGACATACCATCATGTTTCAATCGTTGATACTTGATAATTGTTTTAATCAGTTCGCCCGCTTCCTGATTATTTAAATCATCAAAAACGTCTAAAGAATCTAAATGTAGGATAAATGATTTTTTTTGCATGGTCGTGTAGAAAAATAAAAGAGGTTCATTTTTAGCTACGACCCTAAAAACAAACCTCTTTACGGTAATATACCGTGAATATCTTCTTTATTGGTCGTAGTCAACACCGCAAATATACGATTATTTTCTTAATTTCTTTATTCTTTTAAGCCTTTTTCTTGCCAAATCATATTTAGTTACTTCTTTATCTATCTTTTTTGATTTTTCTAATTTACGTATGTTGTTTTCATTGTTTGCTATAGAAAACCCAAATATTAATATTGATGTTGCCGGGAATAACCTATAAAATTTCTTACAAAACCCCACGTCTAAATATGGTACTATATATATTCCTATGAATAGGACAGCGAAATATAATAATATTAAAACGACTGAATAAATAATTATTTTTGTTAGTATCATAATTTTAAAATTTTAAGTGATTTACCCTTTGACTCTTTTTTAACAGCTTCATATATTATCGGAAATTCCGATTTTAGTTTTTCTGTATCTACTGTGTTTCTTGTATAGTCTTTTATTGTTGCGACACTTACTCCTTCGCATACTATTTCATTACAATTGTCAAAAAGTAACGCTATTTTGTTTTCTAAATCTTCTTTTTCTTTTTCGAGTGTTTTTATTTTGTTTTTTACTTCGTTATAATCCTTGATTAATTCCATGTATTCAGGAGAAATGTTTAAAGATATTGTTTCAGAGGTATTTGTAATATTAAAAATATCCTCTTTGTTAATTGGAGCGGGCGGAATTCCTTTAAGTATGTGGTTCTCTGTGAATTCTTTGGCCCCATTTAAAAGATACTCAAATAAATCTTTGTCAAAATCAAACATTCTCCATTTCAGTTGCTTTTGTCCATCATATACGACTAACATTCCAGCATCATATTCCCCAACCCCCATGTTCCAAACTAATTGCATATACCACGAATTAGGGAAAGTTTTGGGGTCATTTAAATCTACAGTACGTAATGTGTCCTTTATTTCAACGACAATACGGTTTTTCCTTCGGAATTTAAACAATTCCCTATCCGGTGAGGCAATTATATAAGGCGGGTAATTATCGTTGCTTAAAACGAAGTATTTTGCGCTCTCTTTTATTACCCTCTCCGTAGACTCTGTTTCAAAAAGAGCGGCTATAGCGTTTTCCATTGCTTGCCCCCTTTGGGTATTATAATTAATTTCATTTTCCATTGCTTGCCCCCTTTGGTAGTCATTATACCAGTCTAAAGGCGTTTTGTATTCATCATGACCAGTTATTACCGCTATATCATGTCCTCCAATAAAATAATCACTTTTCCGGTAATTGTGCCACTCTTCGTAATTCCTAAACACTTTTCTATCTATCATATTGCCAAAATTTTACAGTTGAATAATAATATACATTCCCGTCTACTCCGAAAACAAATGGTATGCTTTCCGGATGGAACACCCCTATTTTAACATCTCCACTTTCTAAAATAATTCTTATCCTTTCATGTGAAGGAGGGAAAAACCTTGAATTCGTCCATTTCATCGAAAAATTTAACCCTTTTCCTTTACTCATTTGTCCCGTCTAAATATTCTAAATCTGTTAAATTTTCGTTCATTGGTGTCGAAAAATCATATTTTATTGCGTTTTCCATGCTCTCCGTTTTAGGCCCGTATAAATTTAAAAGGCTTTTTGCTACCGTTTTATTAGCCATCATCTCAAAATCTGTGACCCATAACCCCGTTTTATTTCTATAAGATTGCGAGTATTTTTGCGCGTGTGCCTTTATCTCCTCGACTGTCATATATTTAAAATATTCACCGCCTGAAAGGTATTTTATGTAAGCGACATTACCAATATAAGCCCGCTTTTTTCTCTCTATATAGCCGTTATAGTCATACGTTTTCAATATTATTTCCCCTTTGAACGGGTCTATACCTTCAATGTCACCCTCGCGAACCTCTGAGACATTTATACGCTCTAATTTTTGCGTCCTATTAGCTAATTCAATGAACCCACGATACATTATTTGTGCTTGTGCGTTGTCCTTGTAAGGGACGATGCACGATTGCCCAAGAGCGGGAACCAAAGATAACCCCGTAGTTGCAATAGCTAATCCGCATAAAATTACGCTATTCGGGTTGCAAAATTTCAACTTAGAATTGTACGAAGCTTGCAAAATGTTTTCTACGAACGCCCGCCCCTTTGATTCTCCTAAAATTTGGCAAAAACGCTCTAAATTATTGGAATTAAGGGCTAATTTCTTTATGTCTTTGTAGTAGTTTACTGTCTGTACAGTCGCTACGTTGTTTTTTATTTGCTTATTTATGTCCATAATTTATTTAATTAAATATGACTATACTATCATTTAAAAATACCTCCACAGTATCGGGGTAATTAGTAATTTCTTTTGTTTTTTGTTCTTCCAGTATTTGCGTATCCAGCATTCCGCCAATTAGAATTAGCAGAAATAATATAAGCCCGCAAATTGCGTTTAATTTGTCTTTTTTAGTTGTCATAGTAATATCCTTTTGAATAAATATTGTAATTGTCTTTTTCTGATAAAAAATCATTTATCATTTTCAACGCTATTTTTTTAGCCTCTTCATTATCACCCATATATTTTACCGTAAATTCCCACGTTTTTAGCCAGCAGTTAATGTTGATAGCCTTGTTATTCTCTATTTGTATTTCCGCATAGAAATCACATATTTTGTCTAAAATAATTATCTCATCTTTCAAAATAACATTTTCGTCTTCACCTACTTCAAAATTGAAGTAATTAAAAATAAAATAAGAAGCTATTTGTTTATAAAATAATTCTACGTTTATTAGTCCTATCATTTTATTGTCTTATTTAGTGTTTTATACCCTATTATTTCGTTTTTCATCTCATCTACTCTTTTATCATAGTCTCTTTCCCCTGAATTAGCAGAAACGTATTTAATTATTTTGTCCTCCTCTTTTATTAGTAGTGTTAAGTATGGATATATATACATATTATTTGTCACTCTTTTAATAGTATTATTTATTTCAAAAATGAAACAATACATGTCATTTTCTGAAGCATTTGGCAACATTTCTAATATTTCCTTTGCATCTTTGAGAATATCTTTTTTTTTCATATTATATCGAATTTAAAAATAACCTCCTGACCAGCATATAAATAGTCCTTAATTTCAAAAGTATACATTTCCCCTTTTCCGGCTTCAGCCGTAAAACATGTATAGGTATGTCCATCTTTTTCGTAAAAATCGTTGAAATAGCATTTTTTTGATAATAAAAATGGATGATAAGTACCTATGTTTAACTCATATTCACAGAAAGCGAATTTAAGCAACTCTTTTTCAAAATCTTTATCCAATCTAATTTTGTGCCCCTTCATATATTCTACCTTTTTAGGGCTAATGTGCGTTAATCTAATGTCTGTCAAGTCGGCATAATAGTCTGAATCTTCTCCGTTCTTTTGTATTATGCTTGTTTTTACAAAAACAAATTTATCTCCATTCTTCCCGACATCTATTATTTTGTATTTGCCGGTAGCTTTACTTTTGCAAGCTATGACTCTGTTAACAGTACCTTTAATTAAATCAACATCATTTAAAGTACTGATTATTTTATAGATTTCGTCCTTATATTTAAACGACCCGTGTAAATCGTTTAGTTCTTTTAATCTTATTTTCTGTAACATAATTATCCTTTTTTATCCAACAATACTTATTTTATCACCATGGGTGTACGCTATTCCATTTATGTAATAATATGGTTCGTACATACTTACCCCGAATTCGTGTAGCCCTTTAAATATGATATCTTTATTTGTCGCTTTAGAAATTGCGTTTTTTTCTCTCCATTCACATAAGTGCCAATTATCTATCCTTTTTAACCATTTCAATTCCTTTTCCGCGTCTTCCCCGTTTAATTTTATATCATAGTTACATAACTCTTTTGAAACGTCTATTTTTAATGTTTCACTTTCCCTAATCAAATAATTTATTTGTCTATAGGTTATCTCGCCTTTTGATATAATAGTATTTAATATATTATTTAGTGCTTCCATATCCTTTTATTTATTATAGTATTTAAACATTCCAGTATATTATATATATACCTCCTTTTGTCCCTTCGTGGATGTATTCTAACCGACATTTCTTACCATTCCAGTAAATACCGCTATTATCCGGTGTTATCCAATATGTTTTGCCGTGTACTTTATACTCAAAACATTCTTCGCTCCTATATGTACCTTTTATCTCTTTCATTTTTCACTAATTTATTTTCAAATGATAATTATTTTTACTTTTATTTAGAAGTTCCAATAAATTAAATATTCTCCGCCCCTTGGTCCTATGTGTGTGTGCTCAAGTCTATTTCTTTTCTTATTCCAATACAATTCGCCTTGTACCCAATACTTTTTACCGTTTACTTCGTATTCAAAGTAATTATTGTCCCTATAAGTGCCTTTTATTGTCTTCATAGCTGTATTTTTTTATTATCTGAATATGTGTCCATCTATCTCAAAATAATCATACATCAAGTCTCTTTTGTATAAATCGAAATCAATATAAAATCTTAAATTTTCAGGACAATTGGGGTATTCCGCATCAAACATTTCCTCTACAAAATTATTAGTATCTTCATAATAGCCTACATACCCATCTTTTGCACTACTAATTAACGAGCTAATGTCTGCTCCTAATAAGTTATAATGATAATTATCAACCCAATAGAAAAAAGCTTCTTTGAAATTTTCGTTGTCTTCTTCCGTGCAAAAGTAGTTACATAGGGCTATTGTTTCATCTGGCAATCTGTCACTCAATTGTAATTCTTGTGGAATATCTTCGAATTCTACTATTTTATAGTAATCCGCTCCGGTCTCCTTTAATAATTCTTCCATTTCGTGTTCGAAATCTGAAGAGCAAAAGTAGGATACTACGTCAAACCACTCGCTTTTTACTACTTCGTTTGTCTCTTCTTTGAGAAATTCTACCCGAATTCGTGCGTTTTCTATGTCTATTCTTTCCATATTGATAATGTTTTTAACGTTTAATATATTGTGCAGGGCTTTCGCCCTGCTGGTTAACTTTAATAAATGCGTCCGGATGAACCGTATACGCCTCCGTTATAAATCCTTGAAAGTTTTCCGAAATACCCGTATTTCCTATAATTTACGGTATCCGCCTTGAATAATTTCATTGCTTCTGCTTTGTTGCTTGCATAATATCTCACATCTGTTAATCGTCCCATACAATCGTATATTGCATACGTATTAACTTGTTTCTTTGATTCTGATGTTTTCATAATGGTAGTGTTTTGTGTTATTATTATTTCGTTTTCTGTATTACAAATATACAAAACATTTTGAAATCACACAACATTTTTCTGAGAAAAATGTATTATATCTCATATGTTTTAACAATTAATTAACATATCGAGTTCCCCCGTTTATTTCCTGTGTGTCTCTCATCCCTTTATCGTATTCTTTATTCCCTCCATGCAAAAACACTTGTTTTTCCTTTGTATATCCTTCTTTATCTTATTTATCTTATTAACTTATCTTGTGTTATTTCTTCTTTTATTGTTAACATAACTTGGAGTTTTCTTTAGAAAAAAAGAAAGGAAATAACTACATGTAGAGGCTATATATTATATATATTATTACTATATATGAATTGTATATATATACATAAAGGAGATACATTCATAACGTGCGTGTGTGCACGCGCGCAGTTCTGTTTGCTAATGCGGTGAAAGACAAAACGTTACAGAGGTGAAAATGTTAATATTTCATTTTGAATTAAGTTAAAACAATACGGGAATGTTAACACTGTGTTTCACATGAAGCAGAGGAGGAGGAGAGGGGCGCATGTGAATAACAGAAACAGAATACATTTGCGGGTGTCCACTGTCTCGAGGAAAGCATAGCCAGTCAGGGATGGGGAAGGGAAGCGGTGTTTCAGTGTGTCGTGTTGCATGTGTGTTCGGTGTTTCATGTGGGATTGTCTTGGTTGACTCCGGAGCGAGGGGCGCAGCC